CCCGGCTTAAGACCATAATTCGCCAATACCTTATTGCGCTCTTCCTCAGTGCTAACCTTGCGCAAGTCCTTGTTAATGTCGACTAATTTCTTTTGGTAAGCCAGTAAGGTGTTGAGCTTGTCCATGAGCTTATATGGGGCCTCTGGGTCCCTCAAAGAAATTGCCTTTGAATTCCCATAATTTTGGGCTTTTTCCCACGCAGAGCTAGCCTTATCACTTTCGCGAGAGTAAGCGCCCATGGCTTGGTCAATACGATTAATCGCGCCATTCATACGCCCAGATACATTAGGCTGACCAATACCACCAAACGCGCCTACTGCCCGACCTAATCGAGAGCTAGCGCTATCTACCTTACGTTGAGCCTTTTCAGCTCTTTCCTCAAGCTCAAACTTTCGCCAGTCTTTCTCTTCCTGATACTCCTTAGCAGCCTCCATTACCTCAGCTGGGCGTTCTACAGGCTTAACCCCTTCGGTCAGAATCTTCTTTGCACTTCTGCGCTCTTCTGTTTTTTGCTCTGTCTGGGTCGCGGAATTCTTAGGAGCATAAGAACTGGCTTTTTGCCGTTCCTCATTGAGGATACTCTCTAGGGCTGTCCCCTTCGCCATATACGCAGATTGCCAGCCATTAGAGAAGGCTACATACTCGTTGCCTTGAGAGTCTTTGTAGTATCGGTCACCACGCTCTCTGGCTTCCACCATCTTGTCAGCTTCCTTAGCCATAGACTCGCGGATTCGCTGATACTCAGGAGAGTTGACCTTAGCCTTTGCTTCCTTAAAATCGTCCTTTTGGGAGTCGAGTTTGAGCTTACTGGCCTCAATCCAACCGCCATTAGAGCTGGCGCGATAGTACTCAGTACCGTCAGCGTCCTTAAAGTATTTCTCACCACGCAAGAAGGCTTGACGTTGACCTGCGTAATCGGGAGTCTTTGCTGGCGCTGTAGCCTGAGTCTGGGTTTCTGCCTGAGATTGAGGTTGTGCTTGAGTCCCTACCCCCTGCTGAGACTGATTAGCATTGTTTGTATTCGCGTTTACTGTATCTGGTATGTTTTGCTGAGTGTTTTGGTTGTTTTGTATCTCTGTTTTTGGCTGAGTAGTCACGCCAGTCTTGGTGTTGGAGGACTTATTTTTTAAACCCCTCCCAATAGCACTAATCTGAGACAATGGCTTGCCCGTAAACGCTCCACCCATTCCTTTTAAAATAATCCCAGAGTCGCTATCGATTAAAACTCTTCGTACAGTCTTATCCCCCGAACCACCGGCTTTTGCGCCATTGCCATTCGGGTGAATCGTAATCCATCGCGCCTCATCATTTGCCGTTTTGTCATTCTTTTGTTTGCGCTTACACCCCAGTGCGTAGCAACGACCTAGTGCTCTAATATCCTCTAATCTCATGTCGACTCCTGCGAACGCTCGCTAGGTAATAAAAAGCCCACCAAGTGGCGGG